TTATATAGCAATCAAATCTTTCCATGTAGCGGGTCCACAGATTCCGTCCACTTCCAGAACTTCTTTTCTGGATTCCTGATAAGCTTTCAGAGCGTAAATCGTGTTTGCATCTGCCGTCCATGTAAGTTTCAGGGCTTTGCCGTTTTTGCCTTTAAAGCCTCTGGCTCTTAAAATTTCCTGTAAGAGGAGCACAGATGTGTTTTTGTCTCCTGCTTTTACTGTTTCTGGATTAAACATATATTTCTCTCCTGTTTGTGCGGTATTAGGCAATGCATTTTCAGATTTTGCGGGTACAGATGCATCAGATGCAATACTATAATCTGGTGTACAGAACTTAGTTCCGGGCATCTGGCTGTTAAGATAACTCTTTGCACAGACACCGCCGCCATTTGCAATAATTCCAGATGCACCAGAAGTATTTCCCTCGATGGTATAGAACCTGTCTCCGATTACGGCCGTTACGATGCCGGTATGAGTGAAAGTTCCATTATGATAAAAAATTACAATATCACCGATCTTTGGATTAGCGTTCCTTGTAAGCAGATTACCAAGTGTTGGGCAGTAAACATAGGGCCAGTGTTTCAACAGTTTTTTTGCTTTTTCCTGTCCGAATGCTTCCATAAAGCACCAACTCACGAATGCTGCGCACCAAGGCTGTCCTTGATATGATGGCTTAATGTCTCGCCAGTACTTCGTATAGTTGCTCGAACCGGCGTTCGCAGTCTTACTGTCGAGCTGACTATTGCTCTTCTTTTCAAGGTATCCAATCTCATTTTTTGCAATGAGAATCACTTTTTCAATAGCTTTATCCATTGCAGAAACCTCCTCTTTGTAATCCTTATAGAATACATCCATGTCAACGTTACCACTAATGCCGGATACTTTTCCTCTACTGGAATACTGCCAGCCTACACCAACAGATGGACGCAATCTTTCCTGTACAGAGCCATTATCACCAGCCGGATAACGAGCAATCCAGCAATCGTACTTTTTCAGGGTGTCTGACAGAACGTTATTGTACCAATCAAGATTGCAGTAGATACCGACCTTATAACCGGCTTTTTTGATTCTGGTCAGAAATGCTACTGCAATATTCTCAATCGCCTGTTTTCCAAGGTTTCTCTGCTGACTCCATTCAAGGTCGTAGAAGATTGGAAAGTCCATTCCGCGTCCGCCAAGAACAGAAATTACGCTCTCAGCTTCATCAATTGCCTGTGCCGGTGTCAGAGCGTAACTGTATTTATATCCGCCGACAAGGATTCCATTTGACTTGCATCCTTTGTAGTTATGCTCAAAAGAGGAATCAGTTCCAGATTTTTGATGGATTCTCAATATTGCAAACTTAATTTCAGAATTCAATACTTTCGCCCAGTCTGGCTTATTCTGATAAGATGATACGTCAATTCCTTTAATTTCCATATTTTCTCCCTTGCACGTATTTTATTTCACTATTCCTGGTTTTGATTCTGTTACTGTCCCATCCTCATTCAGTACATAGCCATCCTTTTGAAGTCTTTCAATTACCTTCTTATTCCACAACTCAGGAACATCTGTCCATTTTTTTAGCCCATTGATTACTCGCTCTTCGAAAAATTTAACCATTATTCTTACCTCCGATTGTTGCAACTAATGTAGCAAGTTCGTCAAGTGCCGAATCATGCGTTGATACAAGTTCAGCTAACCCGTCAATACCATCACCATTAATTAGAATTTTACGATTAGATTCTGCATTGAGCATCTGCATCACAACGTCTAACTTCTCAGACATCTCATTCAGCCTGTTTGAAACTCGATTGATGGCTTTGTAGATATTCGCAATTTCTTTTTTATCCATATGTACCTCCTGTTCTTAGCTATTCAACTAAATAATTCATTAATTTGCTTTCCCGATTGTCGCAAATCTTTTTAACCGCCTTACGATTTGCTAGGATTTTAGATACATAAGCAAGGGACAACGCCAAAAGTGTCACTGGCATCGCCAGTGCCCGCACCCCCGTCTAAGTTCACACGACAGAAGGATTTGCTGCCGCTGGAGAAAGGCGAACGCTCCCAATAGTAGCCAGATACATAGTCACTGCCATGACGTGGTTCCTTATATCTATTGGCAGTAGCATTTTTAAAATACTGATATTGTTTCCCCTCTCCTGCGAAAGAATACGTTGTACTGCCAAAAATTTCAATTTCAGATAGTAAAAACGCATAGTCATTTGAAATGCTACCTCCTGTTGTCTTTTTCTTGACCTGCTTCATCATATTCTGAATATAAGTAGGCAAGCATTTCTTGTACACTTCATTGCACCATATACGTCTTTCACAGTCTTGCCAACCACCATCGTTTATTCTTAGGCTATTCATATAACCACATTCATGTGATGTATCATAAGAACTGTTATATTTTGTCGTAGTGTCTAAATACAGCATACGTTCTGTCTGAATTGTAATAGCAGCTTTGGTCTTACCATTGATAGGAGTCACTAAGTCATCATGTTCAATTCCGATAATCACATAAGCGTAATCATTTGCTTTGTGTGACTCACTTACACCCGTTGCAGACATTGCGTTATGATGAATGGTTCTCTTATCACCAACCGCCCAATAATCACCAATGTTGATTTTGCCTGCGTAATGCGCTTCAATCATCTTTGTGATTTCAGCATCTGTTCCATCGGCAAATGTGACAATCTTCAAATCCTCTGGTTCACCGAGAAGCCTGTTTCCTGCATCGTAGTTGTATATGCCATCGGTAGAATATGGAAACAATGTGAAGTAATATTTTTTGCCATTTGTCAGCCCTGTAACGGTATAGCCTGTGGTTTTGTATTTGTCACGAACTGTGTTATCAACCACAAGTATTCCGTCATCTGGATTTGCAGGATAGCCCGTTTCTTTCATTACGAGTTTTGTACCAGCCCATGTAGAGGTTGTTGAGCCACTAATTACAGTATTCTCTGGGTCTTGCCATTTAATTATAACTGATGCGTTCGCATTCTCAACCGTTGGGTTGTTTACGGGTTTGGGAGGGGTAATGGTTGCGCCACCGCCTTTTGCGTGGAGCGTTCCATCTTCATCTACGAATGTTGTCTTGCCGTCAGGCTTAATCTTGCCAAGAATTTCAATTGTAGCAATCGGGACAGTCGCATCACTCCCCTTGTCTCCTTTTGGTCCTTTGATGTTTACTGTTTCGGGATTGGCAATTCCATCAGTGTTGCTCCAACTTATGTTTCCATCAGTATCCACACTTGGGATAAATGTAGTGCCCTTGTCTCCTTTAGGTCCTGCACCCCCAACCTCTCCCTTTTCTCCTTGCGGTCCAACATCTCCTTTCGCACCCGTATCGCCTTGTGGCCCGGTAATATTTACTGTCTGGGGGTTTTCAAGTCCTCCGTCATTACTCCAGCTTATATTTCCTTTGCTGTCTACAACAGGAGTGAATGTGATTCCTCGCGCGCCAGTATCTCCTTTTTCTCCGGGGTCTCCTTTTACGCCCTGCGGTCCTGGGTCGCCCTTTGATCCTTGCGGACCAACCGGACCCTGTGGGCCTTGCGGTCCCTGAATCTTACCGGTATTGTTCCAATTCGCGCCGTCAAAAACCCACATTTCTCCGTCTATTAAATACGCATCGTTCTTCCCCGCACTCAGAGGAAGGTCCGCCTCAGATTCTTTTGTACCAAGGATATTAAGAGATGTTCCGTCATTTCCTTGTTCGCCCTTTTCTCCTCGTGGACCTTGCGGACCAACTGGTCCAGCATCTCCTTTATCACCTTTTGGGCCTGGCACTCCTTGAGGCCCTATAATATTCCCAACATTTTCACTATCACCATCTGAAAATGTTATTGCTAAATTTCCACCTATGTCGATGCTAACCGCTGTGATAGAGACGCCCCTCAGTGATTCTTTCTGCTCAGGTGTCAGCGATTCAAACGCCACGGTGCCATCCACGCCCTTTTCTCCCGGATCACCCTTATCTCCTTTTTCGCCCTTGGGACCCTGCGGGCCAGTAGGACCCTGTACACCTTTTTCTCCTCGTTCTCCTTTTGAACCCTGTGCACCTTTTTCTCCTCGTTCTCCTTTTGAACCCTGTGGACCAGCGGGACCCGCTGCACCCTTATCTCCTTTCTCGCCTTTTTCACCTTTTGGACCCTGTGGACCAACAAATTCTCCGGCATTAACCATCTCTGAAATATCCTCAATGGAACACAACCGCCTTACATCATTAGCCGCAAATGCAATGTATAAGGCTTTACCGGATGGAACGGACGGGTCATTGCCAAGAATCGCAACGGGCTCTCCGGGGCGAATTTTCGACGTATCAAAATCGGAGTACATACCGCGCCGGAATTGTATTGTATATGTATCAGCCATATTAAATTTACCTCCTTATAAAAGGAAATTATTCCTTATGTAATTCTTTACAGAATTAAGATTTTTCTGCACATCGTCATTCATCACAAGGAAATTGCCTTTATTGTTCTGGCTGATAATACTTCCCGTGTTTTCGTCTACTTCTGAATAGGTGTAAGCGATGCGGCTTCCCTCTCCAGTGCTAAGATTCATAAAACTTGTTAAAATCTTCTTCATGATATTACCTCCATCTGATTGATAATGCTTAACCTGTCGTTAGTAAGTTCTGATTCATAATCTGGTTCCGAGATCTCTGTTTCTTCTGACTCATAATTTGGTTCCGGGATTTCTATATCTCTTGCGTCTGTATAAGCCGTATCTCCCGGGTCAGTAAATCGCATATGCTCATATTCAGCTTGTCTTGCTTTGATTTCGAACGAAAATTTAAGTCCCGGAGTTCCTTTTACAATAAAATAATTTTGCTCTTTCTCAGCTATCCAGCAGTCACCCTCTCCTTCTCTTTGCAAGAACACATAATATTTAATGCCGACATTTGCAGATTCCTGAAAGATGTCATCTATGTCAATCATACAAGTCCCGTCTTCTGATATTACAGATTCGCCGATATCTCCAAAGAATGGGGTTGGCATTTCATAGCAGTAAAAGAGCTGTTCATCATAGTCTACCGTCAAAACTGATCTTGATTTTGTCCCGCTTACTTTCAACTTCCCTCTGATAGAAGCATCTGCTAAATCAGTACCCGTGCCCCCGCAATAAAAATGCCCGCTATTCCACGCTTCAATGTGACTGTGTGATTTAATAATTCCGTCCGCTTCAATGGTCTTTGTTGCGCTAATAGCACCAGCCGAAACACTGCTCGCCGAAACGCTAGTATCAAACGAGGCTGAGCTTGCGTGTACGGTTCCTGTATAAAGATTGATTCCTCTGATTCGCGTTCCATACAACGTCCCGTACCCCGGCACATATACTCCTGTATTCGTCTTTGAATAAATCTCTCCAGTTGAAGCGTCTAGCGTTACTTCTCCATACGTGCCCCTTGCTGAAAGTTTTTTATTTCCAACTTGCCATCCTGCTAATTCACCTGTGTTAATATAATCGGCATTCATGTACACATTGCCATTTGATAGATACAGACCTTTATTATTACTGTTATCGCTTAGCACATCAATAATCTCTTGTTTAGACATTTTTCCTATGTCGAGATCACCAAGTGCTTCGTCTGTATAGCGATTCGCATTCGATAACGCTGTCGAAGCTTTATCTTCCGCAACGCTATATATTGTATCGCCGTTTGTTAGTGCGAATGTATTAGGTCTGAGTGTAACATTTCCGTAGTTATCAATCGCAAATGTTGATATTCCAGAACTGTTTGTAATATTAATGTTTTTCAGATTAATCAAATCAGCTGAAATCTGGCCAGACTTAATATAGGAAGCATTTACATACAGATGTCCGTTCTGCATATAAATTCCCTCTTGCTTGCCGTTATCCGTTAAAGCGTTAAAAACTCTTTCAAAATTGACAATTTTTTCAGTATCCAGTTCCTGCCAAGTGCCATCAGTCCCAGAAAACATATATACTTGACTTGTAGAGAAGTTCATGAATATCGAGCCGTCATGCTTTTCATATTCTTCACTTTTCCACTCAGATGCCGGATAGTTCTGCAATGTTGGTGTATACGTGCCATAATAGTTCGGGATAGTCACATTACGAACTGCCCCATCCACAACGTCCTTGGCGATCTGTTCAATAGTTCTACTTTTTAGCGTAAAGTTTTCGACCTCTAATGTGACAGCACCTGTGTCGGCATCTATTCTTAATGTCGTATTCCCGTTATTGTCTTTCGCTGTGAAGCCTCTTGTGTTAATCCATTCTGATTGAATGCCAATAGCGTAAAGAATATTCAGAACAGCATCCCCATTACTGTCAAATCCGGCTTTCCATGTCTGGCCACCGTCTACTGATAAGAAGAATCCGTCAACGCCTGTCTTATAAATTACCTTAGAATCAGCAAGTGTGGGTTTGTCGTGCCGGTACGTAATTACGGAACCATCTTCTTGTACTTCCTCTGTATAGAAGAAACCCAGCGTGTTCGCTGCAAGTTCATTCATTTGCTTGAGCTTTACGTCATATGCAGATAGCTTTTTCTCTGCGTCTTTTTTTGCTTGCTCTACCGCTGCCTGCTGCTCACCAATAAACTCGCTTACATCTTCTTCAGCACTCTTTGCGCTACAGCTCCATGATGTTGAACCGCCGAACACAAACTCTATGTCTGTCACAAATGATCTAAAGACACGATTCTTTGTATCAATAAATTCGACTGGATCGCCGAAAGTGGCGTATCCGTTAGCAATTCCGTCACATGAGAAAGGGCGCATTCGCAAACCGATTAATTGATTTCCAATAGCTTCGACTCCTGCCTGTGCATTTCCTAACAATAGCTGATTATCAATAGTAATTACATAGCCATCCTGACCCGACATATATTCAGTCTCGTCTTCTACGTATTTGACGCCTGTTACAATAACATCGTCTACGTCATATTGTAGATTCTGAATTGAAAATAACGCGTGATAATCGTTATTGCTTAACGTACCACCATCAATCACAGTCCCTGCCGTCCACGGATTAAGCGTGCCTCCATCCAGATCATCACCATTTGTCCAGTTCTTTACTGTTCCACCATCGTAAATAGTCGTATTAGTAAATGTCTTATCAAACGTAATAATCCTGAGTAAGTCATTTTCGTCGATTCTTGCATTTCCACCGGCTATCCCGGCACACATTCCGATTACTGTACGGTATGTCGCATTAGATGGCGCTTGTTGAATCTGAAAGTCCGCATTTGGGAACATTGCATCTCCAAGAGTGATTCCACATTGCTGACAGCATTCTGAGAGCAGTTCCTTGGCCATACAAGGAAAAGACAGGTTAGAATCATATGTCTTATCAGCATTGTGCATTTTATCTAAGAGAGAAAGGCTTATTTCACTTGCTGTTGCAGGCTTTTTCGATACAATGTAAGTGCCTCTTTTTATAGTTTCTATCCTGTCGGATAACTGCACATTGAGAAAGATAACAAACCTTGCAGCATTAAAATTATATCCGTCAAAACGTCCATCATCGTTCACTAATGACAGATTTGCTGTTTTTTCTATTGCTACACCTACCGGGAAGTCCCCAGAGTCTGCTGAATCCACAAGACTATTTCCGGACAGATAAAAGTCTTTTTTACCTAACTTAAGAGTTGCACCATTTGACAATGTAACATTTGCCGTCACGTAATAATTTCTGTTTGTAAGAGATTCTTTCTTCAATTGAGTAGATACATTTATCAAATCGGCTCAATCCTCCTTACGTTAATAGACAAATCTGTCCACTTTTCTTCCCCGTCTTTCAGAGTTTGCGCGGCCATATTGAAATTTGATGCGTAGAACGTTCTGTCTATCCATCTTCCCGGAACAGTCGGGTCTTTGTGGTGGAACGTGAATTGACTTTTATTAAGTACAGTGTTTAGTATAGTTGCTATTTCAGCCCACGAAAGTTCACCCCATTGCATGTCGTACCCACCAATCGTTCCCATTGGCGTATTGTGCATAATTAAATCCTGACTTCTTTTAGAGTCTTCTGTAGAAGTGGTTGCGAACACCGGCTTGTAACTGTCCGGTGCTCTTATAACAACATTGTCTATTTTAAATTGTTCCTGTGCCATATTCTTCTCCTTATGCTAACTCAAATGGGTTTTTCCCGTTTCGATTTCTCCTCATTTCGGCTTCACTAATAATAATATCTAACAATTTTCTGCCAGATGCATTGACTGTAACATTGTAGGTATTTCCGTCTCCCTGTCCTTTTCCTGATTCTTCCCGGACGATCTGGCGCAACAGACTTTCCGGTGTTTCTAAGTTATTGCCTTTTTTCTGATCGCCTAATACCGCAAGAAATTCGCTTCGTGGCGGAATAACTGCGCCACTGGCCAGATACGGAATAGTTCCGACACGCGGAAATGTCGCATGAAATCCAATTCTTTTCTTTCCAAACGGCGTAGGTACATCCCATGGCCCAAAAGAAAACGCAGATTCAATTCCACCAATTGCATTATTAATCATCCCAACTGCATTATTGACGATACCGATTGCCTGATTAATGGGAGCTTTAATAAAATTCACAATTCCTTCAAATGCAGATTTGACTGCATCTCTGGCAGCATTAAACTTATTAGTGATAGCATTTTTTATCGCTTCTACTTTATCGGAAACAAATGTAGTTACGTTTTCCCATACTTGGGACGTTTTGCTTTTTACACTATCCCACACACCTGTAACTTTATTCTTGATTGCGTTAAATACTGTATTCGCGGTGGATTTAAGAGCGTTCCATAAATTAGAAAGCGTTTTTTTAATGGCATTCCAGACTGTTGAAGTCGCTGTCTTAATTGCGTTCCAGGCAGTGCTGATGACGGTCTTTATTATTTTAAGTGCGCCTTTCGTCACAGTTTTAATTACGTCCCATGCGCCAGTTATAATGTCTTTAATAAGATTCCATATTCCATCTGCAATCTCTTTTATTCCCTGCCAAGCCAGTTCCCAGTCTCCCGTGAAAACGCCGACAAGAAAATCAATGATTCCGCTCAGCGTGTCTGTTACATCACCAATAATTTTAATTAATGATTCCAAGACTTTTATTGCTGTGGTTCCTACAACGTCAATTATCTTTGCCACAACCGGAAGCAAATTTGCGATTATCCAGTTAATCAAAGGCACTAACACTGACTCCCACAGAAGTTTCAGAGAATCAATGAGTTTTCCGAGGAATGTTTCTATCTTTAAAATCGCATCCCCTAACGGTCCCTCTAATAGCCCTTTGAACTGTTCTGCCAGTCCTTGTAATACCGGAAGAATGTATGTGTTATAGCCAGTCATCAGGGTTCCAAATATGCTTGACAGTCCATTTGCTATAGAATCAAAGAACGGTTTTACATGTTCATCGTATAGCCTCGATATTGCATCACTAAGGTTTTGAACAACTGTTAAGACCCCACTTGTTACGGTTTCTATTACTCCGAGGCTACCCTCGATTGCTGACTTCAAAATGTCCTTGTTGTCGATAAAAGGCTGCGCAATCATGTTAAGGATATCTCTGCCAAGTTTTACAGCCGTTTCCGTAAGAACCATTCCGATTTCAGCAAAGATTCCGATTAAATCTGCTGTGATCTGTTGCGCAGTTTCTCCGCCGAAAACTGAAAAAACATCAGCGAAAGCAACTGCAAGATTTCCACCTATTTGTGCAATTTCAGAGCCGATATTGAACATATCTATCAGATAGTTCTTTATTCTTTGCGTGTTCTGCTTTAAAAACTTTTCAATTCCGCCTATAATGTTTTGCGCAATTGTTAATCCGATTCTGGCGAATGAGCCAGCAACTTGTCCAATTGCATATGCAAATGAATCAAGAAAATTATTTGCTGCTTTAGTAACTTCTGAATCAGTAAAGATATCCTTTAAAGATTTCCATATGGAATCGAGATCCTTTTTTATTCCGTCAAAAATCGGCTCGTAATCTCCTAATCCATCCCAGAATCCTTTTGCGATTAACTTGGCCAGCTGTTTAAATCTGTCGATTATCTTTTTTAGTGGTTTTGACATTTTATCAAGAACTGTCTCACCCTCTGCCATCTTTCCGTAATCAACATTTTGCACAGCATCTTTCATCTGATCCGCAAGTCCGCCGGTTGCGCTCGGTGCTTTTAACGATGAATCCGTACTTTTATCCGTTGAGTAATTATTTATTTCATCCAAAGGACTAAGATATCCCTTTGCCGCCTTAGTAGCTTTCTTGGTTGCGTCTGCTGTATCATTTGTCGCATCTGCCAACTTTTCAGCATTGTCGGCAGCATTTCCGTATTGGTCGGCTGTGTCAGCCATTGCATCTGTTCCGGCAAGGCCTGCACCACTCGCGCCTGTCTGACCGGAAGATTTTTTGCCAGTGATAAGCTCTGTAAATGACTTGAAGGCATTTGCCAGAGTCGCCAGTTTACCCAGTAAAATATTAATAATTTTCAGAACAGGCGTGAAAATATTAATCAATCCCTGTCCGACTGTTGCCTTGAGAGATTGCAGCTGTAACTGCATCACCCTGACTTGGTTTGCCCAGCTGTCTGAAGTACGGATAAAGTCACCAGATGCGGCAGACAACTGTTTCTGTACAAAAGCCAAGCGGAGAGCCACTTTCTCCTGTTCAGTCATGGCGGATGTGGTTTTACCATAGCCATTTGCCAGCGCGAACTGGTCAAGCGCCGACTGGGTCATTACCACACCGAGGTCCTTGAGTGTTTCCGTTTCACCTGTAAACACTGATTTCAGTTTGATATAGGCTAAGTCCTGACTGATATTATAAAATGATGCCACATCGCCAGTTAACTGTGTCAGAGCCGTTGACATGTCGTAAGCCTGCGCTTCTGAGAATCCGAACGACTTAGACATTGCTCCGAACGTTCCGACATACTGTTTCGCCATTGTTTCAGATAATCCGGCCGAGGTCATGGCATTCTTTGCAAATTCATTGACCTTATCCGACATTGTGGTAAATGTAACATCAACCACGTTCTGAACTTCTGCGAGGTCGGAACCAAGCTCCACACACTCTTTTCCGAACTGCGCTAACTTACCAACTGCAAATGCTCCGCCAATCAGTACGCCTATTTTTTTTACTACGCTGCCAAGTCCGTTAAATGACTGTTTTATAGCTGATACGCCATTTTGGATACCAGTTGTGTCCATTCTGGTATTAATAATGACTGAGCCATCAGCAGCCATATATTCACCTCCTAACTATTTGAGGTTCAACATCTCATTCAGCGCATCCTTGTACGCTTGCTCTTCGTCGCTGAGACGTGTTTTTATATCAATGATGTTCTTGTTTTCCTGATAGAATTTCTTTTCCCATTTGTCCAACCGTTCGCCTTTCGCCTTTTTTGAGCGAATTCCAACAACTGTGTTGAACAGGCACTCGCCGGATTCCATAAAATATCCGAAGAACGTCCACCAGTGCATATACGGTACGGCTCTGATTTCTTTACCGGCAACCTTGTTTACCGCCGGGACGATCATGTCTCCGTCCTGTTCCCAGTCCATTAAGCGGGGCTTCGGTTTGTTTGGATCATTGTCAGCTTGACCACAGTCGATGAACTCACAAGCCTTTTGACAGGCCTCATCCAGACACTCAGGCGGTATGTTTCGCCAGTCCTCAAACAGAATCTGTAACATAACTACCGCTTTCGCTTGCTCGTCCAGTTCTGGGTCGTTCATAGCTATGAGAATGTCAATAATCACTCGAAAATCCGTTCTGATAGAAAAATCCACCCCACTGATATTTAGTGAGGTGGGTAACTCATAGGCGGTCATTTTGTATACTTCTCCGTATATTTATTGACTACTTCCTGCATTTTTTTCTTTCTCTTTTCAATTTCTAGAGCAAGTGCTTCATTGATTTTGTCCAGAACGATATAGGCAAACACCTGACCATTTCCAAAAACAGTCGTTGCGGTAATTGGTTCTTTAAATAAATCTTTAGATGCTTCATATCCGAGCATATAATTGATTTTGTCCTCGATCTGCTTATTAATCTCTGCCATCTCTTTACTGGAAGAAACATTTTTAACAGATTCCTGAGCCTGTTCAAAGAAAGTTTCCAATTCTTCCGCTCTTGCCGCAATGTTAATGTCAGTAGGGTTCAGTTTAAATGAAGAGAACACTTCACCCTGTTTATTTGTAAATGTGAAAAGAAGAAATCCATCATCAATGTTTGTGTTAATTGTTTTTGCCATTTTCTATACCCTCCTAAAAATTATTCGCTGTCGGCTGTGAATGTACCGGAACTGATATCAAACTTTCCTTTTACACGTTCGCCAGTATAATTGACGGTAAATGGAATCTGATAGCCGGATGTATCACCGCCGTAGGATGTCGGCACAACATAACAATCCTGCTGATATGCTTCATATTTGCCTGCTGTAGCTTCAGTCCAGAGATGGACCTCAACTGCTTTTGTCTTGAGGTTGTCGTCTTTGAGACGTCCATCTACAATTTTCTGTAATGCTGTGAACAGATCAGAAGCAGTGTCTGCATAGAACGGATCAGCGTCAGAAGAAACTTCGTAGCCATTGTGTTTGAATGTGGATTCTCCAAGGATGTTTTTAGATGTTTCGGTATCGGGATTGAGTTCAACGTTGTACTCTTCCAGATCTTTTCCAAGACGCTCATACTTCGGCGTCAGCCCTCCACAGAGGGAACCTGCATCAATGTAATGAGCCATATATTTACGGTCAATCTTGCCTGTAACTGCCATAGAAATGTCCTTTCTGCCTATAACTTTTAAAAGGCCGTGTAGGTTAGCGACTATCTCCAATTGATAGCCGGTTGTTACTTGTTATATTACTTCGTAAGTGTTTTCGTAGCGTACTGACAATGGCAATAGCCAGTCCTGTACGCCGTTCTCCTGTGGCTCTAAACCATAAGAGTTATCGCGTGTGATACGTTTTATCACTCGTCCCTGTGAAAGTTCAGGAAACGCATTTAAGCGTGTCTCAGAGCCGTTTATGACAACTGGTTCTCGACATATCCATTTACCGAGATTGTCAAGGAACTTCTGAACAGATAGTTTCTGCCTTTCTTTGTCAGATGCTGTTCGATACACTACGTAAAATGGGTACTGACATATCTGGTGCATTGTTCCGCAGACATCTTCTTTTTCTGAATAGATCAAAGCTCCATTATCTGCCGAGAACGCAATTCCTGATTCCTTGCCAAGTTCCTCAAATTTGATTGTTTCATTTTCATATAGTCCCGGATACTGGTTCAGAAGTGCTTTCATGGCATCTGTCAGAATCTCATATCCGGTCGCATCTTTTCCGATAGGCTTATCCGCCATGTCTACCACCTCCTGCCTGTGCTTTTACTTTGCGAATCCACGTGCTGCCATATTGTCGTTTAGCAGCATCAAACCACTTTGCCTGTGCCTGTGGGTGAGCTTGTTTGGTGTATTCAAGATTTTTCTTTGCGGCCGTCTGACCAGAAAACTGACTAACAAGAACTTTCTTTGCTCCACGTCTTGCGTAGGGACTTCCAGTTGCTTCATCAACCATTCCTTTCCCCTCGTACAGAAAACGCCCATAAGGAGCCGCCGCCGCGCATACTTTCCCAGTTCCTTGCAAAGATGTACTCTCAACTCTTGTTCGATTGATAAAATTTCCGGTAATCATTGGCATGAATGGAACCATGCTGTCCATAACCATTCCGTCAAGGAGATACTGGGCTTCTTGATACTGTCTGGAAAACCTGTCCATATTCAGCTTGATTTTCATATCTCCATCGACTATGGAGAATCCTTTGAAATGATGAATCTTACTCATATTACTTACCCAGAATCTCAAAATGCGGAATCAGTGTATACGGACCGCCAACACTGGTAATCTTAAACACGTTATTCTTGTTCTCATTCATGTACTGATAGAATCCATTCCTATAATCACCATCAGATACCGTTCCGCCAGTCCACTCGCCCTCCCAGAAGAATGATTCGTCCGAGAATGTGATGGTGTCTTCCAGAGCGTTGTTAATCTGCTGTTTCCATTCTTTAGGTGGCACCCATGGGAGAATTTTACCATCCCTGTCAGCAATGGTTATATCGCCGTTCTGGACGGTATATCGGATGTGTAACTGTGCGTTGTCAGTTGCGTCTGGTCCGTACTTTTTGAGGATTGCTCCCTTGTCGGTAATGAGGTCAACGCCGGATAAAACATGAGGATACCAGTACACATCTCCAGTTGTGGCACTTTCGTAATAGTTGAAAAGTGTAATTTTAGATGAATACATGATACCCTCTCCTTAATTATTCTTTCTGCACCGTCTGCTTAATAACCTGATTCACTCCGGTTGCTGATAATCCATTAAACATGCCGACCGCAACCGCTGTGATATAATCCGATGCCGGGAAATCCGGTATAACTCCCATTCCGACCGCTCCGAGAATTCCACCAATAACCGCCATGATTACCGGAATCCATTCATCAGAGATTCTTTTTGATGCTTTACAGCCCATTCCTACGATGTAGCATATCATAACGATTGCTATACATGAGCCAAGTGTTGAAATGTCCATAATACGAAACCTCCTACTTAACTACGAAATTCTCCCATTTCTTATAAGCGTCTACATAGGTTTCCTGCTTATCTCCATTGTGAGTAATTTCGTAATACATTCCATCAGATACGGTTGTACTTACAAGAGCCTTATTGTTCTGTAAGGTCTTACAACTCCAGACAATGAAAACATCATCTTCTGTAATCTGTTTCTTGTCGGTTTTATCCGCATGTGAGTTGAAATAATCAACTACAATCTTTTTGCATAAACTTAAAAAAGCATCGTTTCCCATTTTTGCCCTCCTTTAATTTTCTGAATTCTTCCTGTGTCAGGATAACGTTTCTTCCGCATGGTGGAAGTTCACCAGTAAGCGGATAAACACATCCAACAGAACAATCCAAGTGCTTACATTTAAAGCACTCTTCATCTCCCTCATTTACTGCATACATGCTCACACCCCCGCATAAAGAATCGGTATTCCATCATCCGTCCTTACTCCCATCAGAAGCGGCAATGCTGTCTTTAAAAGTAAGTCGTTCGTTTTCTGTACATCTCCAGCGGCGGCATATACCGCACTCCATTCCTTTGCGCTCGCTCCGATCTGCTGCGGTGTTGCGTAAGAGATGGATTCACTGCCAGATGACACAGATGTTACAATGCCTGTTGACTTGCCACCGGTATTTGTGTCGGTCGCACTTGCTGACGCCTGATTGATTGCATTCTTCTCAGCAAGCTCAATCTGATACATTAATTCGGCCAATGAACAGACTGCCTTTTTGATACGCTTCTGAGAGCGTTCATTTTCCGGTAGTCCGTCCACCAACCTGTCAAACGTCATTGTATCCACAAAATCACTGGCTCTTTCTGCCAGTCGCGGGAAGTCGGTTTCTGGCACGACATTACCGAATGATTCTGTATAGAATTTATAATCTGCATAAGCCATGCCAGTTACCTCCTGCGTTTATGATTTTGCTGTTACGCTTGTACTTCCGGCATTCAGTGCTTTGTATGTTCCATCACACTCAACCACTGTGATCTTCTGTCCGGTTGCTGCCTTAATGTCAGCCTTTCCGTCCCAAGAAGTCCAATTTCTGAGGTTCTGCCCATATCCAACAGTTACTGCGTCTGCCGCAACTTTGTATTTATACACATTGCCAGCACTTTCCTTAGCCGGATTTACAGTGATTTTTGTGTCGCCACTTGCTGTTCCAGCCACGGAATTTACTGTCAGAGTGCCAAGTGTTGGCGTTTCATCAATGGTAATTACTGCAATTGCGTCAATGTACTCTGCAAAAAGAGTAAGTCCCATAACTGCGAATGCTTCGGACACTGCTGTGTGGTAGTTGCCCTGTGTGTGGAATCCGATCAGGTTTGTTTCGCCGGAAACGGTATACACCAGACCTGCTCTCGCGAAGTCAGAATCGTTCGGGTCTACATAGTACAGAACGATGTTCTCAACGGGGGTAGCGATAACCTGTCCTCTCGGAATCTCGCTGTCAGATAACAGGAAGATAGTATTAAAGCCCATGAAATCTTTCATGTACTGGAATCCGAACTGGTTCTGAATAGTGATCTCAGCTGCTCCGAGGTATTCATATACGTCCAGAATGTTCACAAATCCAACAACGCCAGTCACATTCCTGTGCATCTGTTTGAATTTGTTTTCTACACGGCCTTTAGCCATTGCCAGAGCCATCTGAAATGTAGTTTCTGTGGAAGTAAGTGTACCGGTTTTTAAATAGTCATAGAATCTGCCGGTAACATCAGTCTGAAGCTGGAAAAGGAATTCATCGTCAGTCATCTGAACAGCGTTCTCATAACCGTGATCCTTGATTGCTTCGATAGATACAGCCTTTGCGTACTTTTCGATAGTCATTTCTGCATAGGTCTTTTCTTTTACAGTAAACTTGCTGTAAGGGATTTCCTCGCCCTCACCAACATTTCCGCTCTGCAAAGTACCCTCTGCGTATTTGGACTTGAGTACAGCACCCGGCTGTTTTTTGATAGGTCTCATGATTCCCAGAATGTCACGTAAGTGCTGCCAGTTTCTTTCGAATCTGGTTACAAAGTCAATCTCACGTGCCGTTACCTGAATATCATTAGTCATGATAAGATTAGCTTTTGCTGCCATATAAAAATCCTTTCTACCCATAATTGTTAAGGTATTGGGTTAGCGGCTATACTCTGGCGTATAGTCGGTGTAAAAAAATCACTGGAATAACTGGATATTCTGAGCAATTGCAGCCTGTCTCTCGGACGGGTCTTTGATTGCTTCGATATCTTTTTTGGTCATACTTCCCGGTGTCTGCTGCTGCCCAACATGAGTGGTAAATCTTGCCTGATTCTGCTGAGCCTGCTGCTGAGATTCATCCACAAAAGCGGATGCGTCAGACTGTTTCATCTGCTCAATCAGGTCGTTCAGCCCGAGGATTTTACCATCTTTCAGCTTTAATCCGACTTCCTTGATGTCTGTCATAATAGACTTCTTAGCCGCTTCACTGGAAAATTTAACATCATCGAGTGCTGTTTTCAGAGCATCTGAGAAATCACGGTCATAGATTTTTGCATTAAACTCTTTTTCTGCATCTTTCGCTTTCTGTTTCCAAGTCTCTAACTCACTTTTAACATTTGCCGGGTCGATACCGTCAAAGCCTTTCAAGGTTCCTTCTGCTGTCTCAGCACGTTCTTTCCAGTTATCTCGTTCTCCCTCAACTTTTGACAGAGTTTTCGCTACTTCTTTTGCATTCTTGTAATTCTCAGAAAGTGCTTTCTTAATATCTGCCTGCTTATCCTCAGGGATTCCAATTCCAAATGATTTTAATGTGTCAATAAGTTTCTGCATAACATCCTCCTGGTCGTGTTTATTGACCTGCCGCCGCAGGTAAATGGATTAAGCCAGTTAGACCACTGGCAAGGTAATCGGAAAGGCAGGAATCGAACCTACGGCACATAGCTTGTAAGGCTACTGCTCTACCACTGAGCTACATTCCATCAACCCGGATTCCCGGGTTAGCAAGGTGTTTAACGTGTCATGCCTGCCACGAGTTGTTTCGGATATTTATTTCTTTTTTAAAAAAAGTATGAATAACAAAAACCTTAATCAAGGAGGTGAGCCATCTTGCGTGCCAGATGACAAATACGCACGACAGGATTCGAACCTGTTTAACTTTCCATTAAAGCGTGCGCACCAGCTACAAAATTAAAGAAAGGAGGATTAAAACGAAAATGTCAAAACAACCGTTTTACTTGTGCTTCCTGCTGCACAATTACATTATAACAGATTTCTTTCAACTACCTCTCTACCACTTTTGTATTTTTAGAGCATATCACGGAGTTTTTCTACGTATCTCTTGACAAGGTCACGTTCTTCCCGGCACTCTGCATCCTTGGACATATCACTCATTTCTGTTGTGAGTTCGTCAAGGTGCTCTTCCAGAGCGGCGAGCATCTTCCTCTTGCAGTCCTCAGATTTGCCGGAGCGATAGCTCTGTTTCTGTGTCATATAGTCGTCATAAGCATCTCGTCCGTCAGAACGGCTGTAATGTCCTCTAGCATAATGTTCACCACGTCTGGCATAAGAACTGCCCCGGTCGTAATCCGGCATCATTCTGCCGTCATTTGCACTGTATCTCCCCATGCTATCACGTTTTCTTCCGCGCTCGCCGTAATCGTCATTGTATCCGCCACGCATCTCATCAAGGACAGTGTTGTAATACTCCGCTTTCTTGTCCCAGTACTGCGTATTCTTGATATCTTTATACATATCAATCAACTTGTATGTCATTTCCAGATTTCCGGTGGTCAGTCCATTATCAGCGATTTTGGAAAGTTCATCTTCGATTCTTGCACATAAGTCTTTAATGTCTCTCATAATCACACCTCCTACGCTTCTCTAGTCACGACAATATTTGCGTTCGCAACAGAAATTGCCTGATCGCTTGTGTTCTCTACTGCAATATTAACGCAACATCCGCAAGGAACGTCAATATAGATACCTGCGGACACATTATTGTACTGATTTACTGCTGCCGGTGTGGAAATCATCTGAGAAGAAAGAACCGGCTCACCAGAAATTGCAATAGCCAGAGAAATAGCTCCGACAGTACCGCCTGTTGGAATTGCGATATTACCAGAAAAATCCACAAAGAATCTCGCTTTGCACTGGTTAGTCAGTCCTCTCAGAGTGATAATTCCGCTTCCCTCTCTGTGCTGAATGCAGTTAGAACCTTTAACTGCTGTGTTTGAAAATACTACGTTTCCATTTGCTGCTACAGTCTGAGCAGCTACATTTGTAAATTCTGCCATAATTTTTACCCCTTTCATATCACAAAAGGACAGGTCTCAGCCTGCCCCTCTGTGTAATACGGCATAAGCCGACATCCGAATCAATCGAAAGATACTCTCGATATGAAGTTATCAGCAATTGCATCCAGTGTTACATCCGCATCCGTAAAATGTGTTCGGATTAGGAACCTGATATGCCGGAATCGGTGCTGGATTAATCGCATTAATAAGCTGCTGTGTCTGAGAAGCCATTGCAGTTGTGAGCAGCGCGCTCTGACGGTCCTGAGAAGCGGCACGTCTGAGGTCATTGTTTTCAGCCTGCAAGTTAGAAATCTTTTCATTGCAAAGATAATCAAGAATCGCTCTTGTTCCTGCATTCTGGCTGTCAATAATGTCTCTTGTGTTGCTGTTCATCGTATTCTGCAATGCACAGGTGTTCTGCGCCATATTGTAGTTTACGCCCTGGATAGCTTCTCTGGTTTCGCAACAGCAGTTCGCAAGCTGCGCCTGGAGTGCGTTGGTGTTCTGCATATTCGCTACAGTATCAGCATTGATTGCCTGCTGGATTCCAAATCCGGTCTGCATGATATTCGTGTTGATTCCGTTAAATCCAGTAAGCATACCGTTGTTCACTGCATAGAATCCATCACAGAGGCCGTTGTTGATTCCGTCAAGTTTGCTGATTACTGCGGAGTTATCGAATCCTCTCTGAATGTCTGCCTGAGTAGCTGCTGTGGCTGCATATCCGCCGCCGTTGCCATTATTGCCCCAGCCGTTGTTTCCCCATCCGAAGAAAGCAAAAATGAATAAAACAATAATCCACCAGCTACCATCTCCACCAAACATGCCATCATTCCTGTTATTTCCAGTTAAAAGAGCAACGTCTGATGCTGTTAAATTTCCATCCATAGTTATAATCTCCTTTTTGTGTATTTACATCAATCTGGCCAGATTGTAATGTACTATTTCATTCCTTTCAGCATGTGTTGAAACTGTCCTGCCATCTGCTGAACTTGATTAAGCTGTTGCTGAGAAATCTTCCCAGACTGTAACATCTTCTCAACTTCCGCTTTCGGGTCTCCCTTAAAATTCTGTTTAAACTGCATAAACTGTTGCATCATCTGCATTGGCCCGTTTCCCTGTGGCATCCCACCACCAAGTGCGTTAAATAATGGATTACTCATCTGCGTTTCCTCCCTTGACCGCTGATTCCTGTGCGGTATTAGCCCTAACAGGTTCAGAAAAAGAATTTAATCGGTTTATGATAGCTTCGTATTTGCCCTTTAAATCGTCATATTCTTGTCTGGTGACGTATTTACTGTCCATGTTCTGAACAGGCTGTTTAGGTGGCATCTGAGTGCCTACTTCATGATACTCAAACGTCCGTAATGGCTGTGGCATACCGGAAACGTCTGTGGATTTTATGTAGAACTTTTCACTTTCACTGTCCATCAGTAAAACACTTGTCCCGGGTGCTACCAGATAGGATTTTGCGCCGACTTCGCCAGACACCCACAGGATACCATTGTTATTCTGTTGAGGTTGCTGTACTGGTTGAGCTGGCATCTGGACAGGCTGTTGCTGGAACTGATTCATCTGTCCCGGAACGCCAAAACTATATTGATAAGGATTGTTATATAATGCCATCTTATGCACCGCCTTTCTGATTATATTTTTGCATAGATGTATCAATCTAAAAAGTTCAAAAAAGTATCGAAAAAGTATTGACATACCACCAAATTGGTGGTATTATATAGTCATCAAAGGAACGGAGGAAAGTAAAATGAAGAAATACAACTTATCAAACATTATGAAAAGAGCATGGGAACTGGTTAAGAAATCTGCAATGACAATTTCCTCTGGTCTTAAGAAAGCATGGGAGGAGGCAAAGCATATAGAAGAGACTATTGAAGAAAAACTCATTCGTCTCGGTTTTAAAGTTTGGGAAAAAGACGTAAAGCGTCGCATTTACATTGATTATGTAAAGTATCTCGACGTTGTAGAATCTGATACAAATGCAGCTTTTTGTTTTACCGTAAACGGGATTTGTGTTGATAATTGGAACCGTTTTAAAAGAAAATATATTATGCAGAACATTTTGACCGGGTACTGCAAATTATATTATGATCTTGTTGAAAACAAATGGGGCATGAAAACCGCTCCTTATGCTGAAAAAATCCTTACAACAGTAATTGATAAAATTATGGTTGCATAAAAAGAATGGAGGAATGCAAAATGGAAAAATACAACTTATCAAATATTATGAATATTGTTTGCAAAAGTTCCGGTCCAGTATATCATCAGATCTTTGTTCTGACTATTGCCGGAAAAAGCAATTGCAGATCAATCAATGTGAGGCAGATCTTCGCCGCGGATACAGGAGAAATCTAAAGAAATATCTTGACGAGCGAGAAAAATATAAGGCCAGTCAAAGAAAGGATTGTATATGACAATTAAAGAATTGCGAAATTTTACTGGATTAAGCCAACGGGCTTTTTCCGATAAATACAAAATTCCTAAAAGAACAATTGAAAACTGGGAATCCGGAAAAAGCAAATGTCCGGATTATGTGAGACAGCTGTTAGAGCGAGCTGTCTTGGAAGATTCAAAATAAAGCTGCTGAAAACTTACAAGTCAAGGAGGAAAACAGCATGAAATTAAATACATTATCCTACGTGTTAGGAAATAACGACACAATTGAAACTGGCAAGACCTATTATTTCGGCCAACTCTGGGACGGAAACGGGGACGGCGAAGAATTATTAGAATCCGGGGCGATTGCAGTATATCAGGACGACGAGGAATTTATTGTTGACTTCGAGATTCTGGAATCTGCGGAGGATATTTTGCAGACCCGGGTTAAGGTTATTGGGATTGATTAACAGGAGGAAAAAAGAAATGAAGAAAACAATTGATTTATTGAATGAAGTTGTAGCAATGGGATTCGGCAGAGAGCAGGCGCTTACAGACATCGACGCAAGTCTCGACTCAGAACTTGAAGAAAGACAGCCACTGATGGATGAAGAAATACCAGAAAGTCTGTACAATAATATTCTTGAAGGATTCCGAGCAGACAAGGAAATGAACGCATGAAAGCAGTAATGATACAAGGGCATATGGATACCGCCCGGTTTTCAATACCGGGATGGAATGGCAAGCGGGGCGAAACATACCCACTTCCGCCTTTTTCTACAATTGCCGGGATGGTCCATTTTCTTTGCAGGTGGGACAGTTGGCATGATATGAAGATATCCGTATCCGGCAATGGAGTCATGAACAAGCCGGAAATTTGCATGAGGTGGCGCGGCGGTGCTGTTGCAGGGTCAGAAACAGAAGAATTTAAGCAGCGGTTCCCAGTCCGGGTGAAATCTGGGGATTCGTTTGTAGGATGGGTTAATACACTAATTTATGAAGCGTTTGCCTCTGATCTGGACCTGCGGCTGCATATTATGCCGGATAACCAGGAAGAAGTTGACGTAATTTACAGGAAAATCTTAAATCCCCGGACATTCCCAAGTCTGGGACGGCATGAGGACTTGATAAGAATTGACGACGTGCAGGTTGTTGATATTCTGCTGGCACAGGAAATGGCGCTTGATATGTGCGCGTATGCACCGTCTACAATTAAGGTACCCGGAACTGTTTACACAATTCACAAGGACTACGTGATCAAAAATGGAAAACGAAGATTTAATGACATTCCGGTGAAATATTTAGACCGAGGAATGAAAGTATTTGCAGATTGTGATAATTTAAACAATCCTTGCTTTTTCCTTTGATTTGTGTTATTATTCAGATAACAGTTACGAATGTAACTGAATGTAAAATCAAACTGGTAATGAATTATTTTTAATAGTTCCATAGTGGAAAAACGCAAAATAAGCCCCTGAGAGATAATCCCGGGGCTTTTATTGTCGTCTTAACACACTTTGATTATTTTATTGTTTACCCGGCGGCTTAACCGTTTCGCCGTGGATATACTCACATTCATCTGTTCAGCACAGTATTCGAGAGTGTGTTCCTTGCATCTCAGCCGGAACAATCTTTCTTCATCCGGTGTAAAATTGCACTCTGTCAAGAACCTGTCTATATCTTTCTTTGTGAACACATATAATTTCATGAGCATACCCCTTACTAATGCTAACGTTGATTCTGCGCAAGATAATTTGTAAGTTTCTGTTTTGTTTTTTTTAATTCCTCGACGTTATTCCCACTGATCTGACTGTCCAACATGGTTGATAACACTTCCAGGATTAATGAATCTCGCTCTGCGATTCTCCGAAGACTTTCATAATCTCGCCTATCATGTTCTTCCAGTGTCTCTACCCGCTTATTAAGTCGGAATGCCGGAGTAATCCACTTAAAGATTACAGCTGCCGCCCCTCCGACAATGGACACCCCTCCGCAGATAGAGAGGAAAATCTGTACAAATTCTGATATGCTCATTTAGCTACTCCTTTTCCCAGTAATATACCGGGACTTCATTTCCACTATCCCATGTATCGAAATATTTGCCATCTTGTACCGTCACTACATGACCATCTATGCAGAGAATATATGTGCCTGTCGGATGGTCTGTACAAAAGTCGTTGACTGTATAGATATATCGCTCTGATTGTTCAATCAGTTTGCGTCTGTACCCACGTTTATAGAGGTACGCTCCCCAGACATAATTTGCACTTGGCATATCTGACAGAGCACACGCCTGTATCATTAATCCGGTGAATACTGTTTCCCAGTCGAAACCGGTTGCCTTGCATATTGCCCGGACAACGCAATCTCCTGTTCTCTTGCCCTTAACAGGATTAGGATTAAAATACTCCCATCTATCCATCAGTCAATCCCCTTTGCTGTTTTATATCTCTTCGCCGCTCCTCTGGCTTTAGCGGCGTTCTGGCGGTTCCACTTCGCTATCATGAGCCGGTCTTGCAGTTCCCTCAGGTCATTCTGCTTGCAGTAATCTTTGTATGCAGCATTTTGCTTTTGGAGAAGATAAGATTTCCGGCCAAGGTCTTGCTGGAGTGCGAATCTTGTCTGTTCGTCCTTACAGTTATCAACCGCCGCTTGCATTCCGAGGACTTCACGCTTTGTTTTTCGGATTCTCCGTTCATAAGTACGTTGTCGCTGTTCTTTTTCGTACTGTTTGCCTTTGTCAGCTTTGTCCTGTGCCGATAGTTCTGCATAAGGATTAAATTCCCCATCACTGGCTCCAAAACTATGCCGACAGTTGACTCCTGACAGTCCGCTTGCCGTTCCATATCCAGTCAATGAGAATGGTAGAAATTTCTTACTCTTACCAGAACGAGAGTATATCTTGCCTTGCCACCATGAGTGATTGCCCAGATTCTCACCGCCGTCACCTGTCCTGGCTCCTATGTGCGCACTGACCAGAACCAAATCCCAGTCCATTTCTTCCATGCGTTTTAGGGATATATCTCCCGTAGCCTGAGCCACACCAGTTCTGACAGAACGTGCTACTGCTGTTTCAATCGTGTCTTTTCTACCAGATGGATATGTGACGGTAACGCCATCTGACACAACGTTATTAACCGCCTCTTTGATGGCTTGCGTATACCCAACTGCCCCAGTCATCACATGATTATATGCAAGGTCGCATTGCTCAATATAGAGCCTCTGAGCGGCACTTGCGGTTGTTCGTGTGAAATTCTTCCATTCGCCCATGGTCGCAAGCATATTCCGTTCCATGAGCCTTATCATAGCCGGAGACTGCTTGAGTGGTACAGGACTTAATCCCGCCGCCTTGTATACCTTGTCATCGTAGTTCATCGCAGTGATTCCGGCATCTTCAAATGCTTCAAGAAGCTCCCGTTGTTCGCGTTTGGTATATCTGGATAATTCTGCCAGAATGTCCTCTAGCAGTTCACCAGATTCTTGTAATGTTCTGATTCTCCACGCATCAGCATTGGTCAGAATGTAGTCCTCACCTCTGCCGATTCTTGCCATCATTCTCGATACGATTTCAGAGATGATATACTGATGCAGTTCTTCTGCTATTTGTTCACTGCCCTCTGCAATTTGCCGTAAATATTCTGGACTAAGCATAGTATATCACCTCTTTCGATAAATGTTGTGGTACATGTTTTGATTTTTACTGGTTAACTAAAGCCTCATGTGCGCTGTTCCGTACACACAAAATTCTTTCTATAATCAACGGATGGAACGTACAATTTGATTCCTGCACAATTTATAAATTCAATAAAAGATGGGATAGTAGGATTGGCTTTTGTGTTTCTCAAATCAATATGTGCATAATCCGAACCATCAGCAATAGAAAAATAACAATTTATAAATTTAATATGCTCGCCTCTTTTGATTGACGAGAATCCAGTATCTACATTTCCATGCGTTTGAAAAACCATGTGATTTGCATGATTTGTATTTGTACACTTAATAACGCAATTTATAAATTCGCCATATTCCATAAGAGACCATCCTGTACCTATACAAGATGTCGCAACCGTTCCGTCATCTGTTGTGTCTGGTCTACCACCCCATTCAAATACACAATTTTCAAAATGCCAATCACATGCCTTTGTAGAGCCGACGGTTTCAACGTGCATACAATATCTCGTATTTTTAGATACAAAAGTAAATCCTTTTATGTAAACTCCTTGCGAATTATCTTTGATATGAAACAAGCACTTATTAACACAATTTGCGTCAGTTACTGGTTTCGTGTAGCCGACAGAACCATCCCACTTTAGCACACATAAATCAGGTCTTGTAATATCTTCACTCTCGTAAGTAACATATGATTTACAAATGACACCTTGATAATAAGTTCCATCAATTCCGCTATACTTTTCTTGCAAGTCTGTATATGTTCCTTGCTTTACGATTATTCTGTATCTGTTAGTTTCTGAATTATCGGTAATAACTTCATTAGCATGAAATATTGTTGCAAATGGATTTTCTTCTGTCCCATTGCCCGTTTCGTCTGAACCACTTATTGAAACAAAAATTGTATGTGCATTATTAAAATTTATATCTTCTTCTAGTTTACTTAATTTATCTCCAACTACTTTAGCATCTGCGGCTTTTCCACTTTTCAACAAAGTTGTGTCAATATTTTGTGAAATGAAATCAGAGATATTCTTTATGATTTTAGATGTATAATCAAAGAACAAAACTAAGCATTGCTTATTATCTGAAGTTGTGGGTTTTATTATTTCTGATGTACCATATTTGAATGCTAATTTACTTGTACCATCAGGAAAAATATACGAAAATGATGGATTTTCATATGGTGTTCCATAACTGCCATATGACAATAAATTGTTTCCTTTTGTATATACAAATATTGACACAGGTTCTTTAATAACAGCATTTTCTAAATCAACCACAACATCTGTATATTCTGTTGTAACCGCCTTTTCTGCTGTTACTAGAATATTGCCATCAAGAGTGGCGATTTCTAAAACGGCAGCATCATCATTAGATGCTTTAATATTCATCTTTATTTTTGTTAATGTTGCATTTTCACCAAAATCAAAATATTGTTTTACGCCCGTTACCTGATTTCCTATGTGATTGTTAGGTGTGTTATTTCTAATAATTGAACATCTATTAACAAAAGCTTCGGTTTTAATCTCAAATTTTGATTCTATATCGCCTAAATCTTCCTTTAGCGAACCAATATCCGTCTTATTCTGTTCGATCTGTGCGGCCTGTTCTGTGGTGGCTCCGGGCTTGACTGGATTCTTTTCAAGGTACTCGTTTACTGCATTCTTGATTTCTTCCGGCGAGATTTCACCGCCTATTCCTTTTAAGCATAATTCGTATAAATACTTCTCTTTTCTCGTGATTGGCTTCGGGATTTCGCCCTTGTAATCACCTGTCAGATATGCGAGATATTTTTCTTCCCTCGTTACTGGTTTATCTGCCATCTTTTTACTCCTCTCCGAATAGTTTTGGTTCGTCTGGCTGAGCTTCTTTGACCATTGCTACCGCCTCTTCTTTCGTCATTCCTTCAAACTTCACAAAATACAGCCACGCCGGAACCTTGCCAGTGGTTACATACTGCCACCATCTCGCACGGTCGTTTTCACGCACATACAGGATGTCTCCAAAATCATAATTGACTTCATAAGCTCCGACAGGTGCAAGTCCGTACAGGTCAGCGTAAACGTTCAATGCGTAAATAACTTCATCCAGACATGATTCCAGTTTATCCCTCACGTCTTTGATAAATTGGACTGTCCTCTGCTGTTCCGCTTCTACTCCTGTAGCGGTCTGAATGCCGCTGGATTCGTTGAAAACAAAGTACCCATTGGAGAATCCAATCTTGTACCCTAACTGGCTTAAAAGGGCATTTATGCCTGATATACGGGTATCTGTGTTGAGCTGTGGATTGATTTCCTGATAGAATTCTTTTTCGCCCTCCCCGAATACATTTTTGACAAAGTGCGGTAAGTTCATTTCATTGCGTCTGTTCTCCATGCCCTGTGGTGACATGGCTGATACAGGTGTACCGCTTGGCATCAACAGTCTATCATCTGCCAGAACAATCTTCTGAGAATCAAAAATCTCTCCGGCATTTCTACTATATGCAATGTCGAGGTCTTTTAACTCTTCAATGGCTTCGGCAAATATTGGCAAGCCCAATGGAGCACTAATGTCCACATTGTTCGCCTGTGGTGTCCGCAGTACTCCGTACAATGGTCCGTCCAGCTTCTCACCGTTTGCCTTGAGAATCGGCGGTGTGTCTGCCATGAGGTCGGCCCATTTGGTCTGTTTAAGGTCGATTCTGTCACCGATTGACTGAGGGGATTTTGACACATAGGCTCTGTTGGAAACGTAGTATGGATAGGTTGTTACGCCATCCACAGTGGTCTCAACAAATCTATGATATTCAAGCCGTGTGTAGTATTTCCGTCCAACAGTATAAGAATCTTTAAATATAATTCCCTTAATTTCCTGATTATCATAGTCCACAATCATCACATCTGCCGGGGTAAATACATCAAGGCTCTCACCGTTGGGCTTGATAAATACTGTTCCATAAGCACAGCCATATTCTATCCAGTGCCGAATCTGGAAATATACCTTGTCAATCTGCTCCTGTAACCACGTAGCCCTTGCGGAACCATCAATCTGAATGCCGATCGCCAGCGTTGCGAGCCGGGCTGTCTCTGAGCAGACAGATTTAGCAAAATTGATCGTCTTGATATTGTTCTTATCATCTAACCATTCCGGTACACCCCTATAGATGTTCGCGCACCGGTTAATCAACGATTCCATTTCCGGGAATTCTGCTGCCTGGATATTAAAATCCTCTTCAGCTTGTTTTTTGAATATCATGTTAAACCACCTTTTTAGTGTTGTTATAAGTCCCATTTAGTCACCTTTTTTACAGTCAAATCCTTATCAATGCCTAACGGATCTCCTGCAAAGTTCCATAGCTGGATTTCTTTACAGACAGCTCCGCACTTACAACACTGAACATATTCGCTCCACACCTGGTCTACGTGCATTTTATCATTGATTAGTTTATCCTCTAATGGCTCTTCGGATATCGGAACAATTATCACGCTTCCGCACTTACCGCATTCCATGATGCGTGCGCAGCCTTTTCCATATCTGATAAATCTGTATGCTATTTTTACTCTATCAAAGAGCTTATTATCTCTCATTACGCACTGTACCCCCTTCTGTTAAACAACGGTTCATAAGCATATCTAAGTGCCGAGATTGCATGATCGTTTCCGTCAGGATAACCACTTATTACATTTCCCTCTTTGTCCCGATCGTACTCATATTCTGTGATTTCTTTATATGCGTTCGGTGTTCGCTTCGGGTCAATGACTATGGTCTTTGTTTGCAAGAATTTAAAACCATACTCGATACTTCCCGGCCCTTTGATTGCTCCTCTAGCAGGAAGTCCGGCGTCCCGGAAGTCGTTCACAGATTTAGGCTCCGCAGAATCGCATATCATTGTGTAATCATCATAGCCTTTTTTCTTGATCCAATCAGCGGTCTTGGAGTTGCTCCATTTATTTACATATAGCTCGTCAATTAGATATATCTTCTCTCTGGCAGAATCGTAATAAGTTCGGAGATAGCAGAAGGCATCCGGGTACCATCCATAATCTACGCCAGGGAAAATACGGTCCATGCGGCTGATTTCTTCATCTGTAATATCTCTAATCTCCAGATATTCAAATACATTTCCACCGTCGCCATTTGGGACACCTAGGTACTCATGCTCATAGGCTTCTGGGTTGATTTCTTTCAGATGTGCTGCATCGTCAATAAACTTCTGTCCGAGCCACTCCGCCGGGGCTTCCAGATAACTCGAATGATGAATAACTCTTTTCGGGTTAGGTATGAGCTTAATCCTGTTTACCCAGTTTGATTTTGATTTTGGTGGGTTATATGATGAAAAATCATAGGACTCATCGCCACCACGAAGCACTGACTGATTAACAGAACGTTCCTGGGCATCTCCCTTCATTTGATCTTTTTCCTCTTTCCAGAGGATTCCAATGTAGCCAAACTCCGGCTTAATGGATTTCAGTTTGGTTTCATCGTCCAGACCACGGAAGTATATTGTCTGTCCCGTCTTAATATACCTGATCTCAAGTGGCGACACCTTACATTCAAATTCTTCCATCAGTCCCAGTTCGTTGATAGCCCATTTCATGTTAGCATATACAGAATCTTTCAGAGTACCGGCCACCTGTCTTGTAATGCAGGCGTGCATCTGAGGATTATTCTTGATAAGCTCAACAATCTTAAAAGCTACGAATGAAGATTTTAGACCACCTCGACCACCCTCGAATACATATTCGATATTAGGCTTGATTTGCCGGTTAATATCCACGAATGCCTTGCCAAGTACTCTGGCAGGAAGTTCATATTTGCTTTCGTCTGATTTTGATACAGCTACCAACTGCTCCCATTTGTCTACTGCCTGCATATTTCCTTTGATAGCTTTATCATATACAGCGGCTACAATGCAGGCGTTATTATTTGCGTCCTCATCAGATATTCCCATATTTGTGAGTTTCTTCTTTGCAGCAGTCGGAGCAGGGTTCTCAGCTATCATTTTTGCTAATTCAGAAAGGGTTTTCTTTTGACGACGAGACTGACCAGAAGCAATGCCGCCTTTTTGACCGTTTTTCACTGCTTCCTCACTGCTTCGACCAGGTTTAAAAGGTTTTAAATTTTCCTCGTTTGCCATCCTATTAACATCCAATCATATCCTTTCTGAATTAAAACGCCCTAGCATAGTTATAGTTATATATACTATAATACCATACTAGGGCGTACATAGCTCTCTACCACTTTTATAAATTTTTAAGTTTTTTTAAAGTCTGCCAATCAGCTTAGCTAAATGATAATATTCCGCCATGACCTTGCGTTTGTAGCCATAAAAGTCATTCTCTGTTGCAGGAACCGTCCTGATTTTCTCCATTGTTCGATAGCCGATGCTGTTCACGATACTGTCATAAATTTGTGATTCAATACCGGGCGCATATTTGATAGATACCTGTAACAGATTGTATTTATCGCTTTCGCTAAGATTCCGCAAGTGACTTTGTAATGTCGGTATATCGTCCGGCGGTATTCCGTAGTCAATCAGTGTTGCCTTCCTTAACTTCATTTATTTCACCTTCTTCACTCAAGTTCCAGTCACATGGTATGCCTTGAAAACATTCTGGACAGTGTTCGTAGAATCCGCAGCCTTTGCAATCCGCTGGCTGTCCAGTACAATATTGCTGTAGTACGCGGTATGCTGATATAGCAAGATTTGGCGTTATGTCTGGTGTAGGTTTATCTGGCATAGTTATCACTCCTCTCAAATCGTATAAACATGCTGTTTTGGTGCTACTTTTCCACGTTCTCTCCCTTTCTCGAAAGGTCTTACAAATACTTTTTTGCTTCATCAAGTGTTAATCTCTCCATCTACTTCACCTCTTCCATCTGACTTTCTACAGTATCTGCAAGTAACTTTAAGGACTTAATAAACGAGTCCGTCAATGCTGTTCTGTCTGGGTATTTAGCGAATGTTCTGACAAGGTTTATAGCATCTTTGAGCTTCTTCTCATATTCAGTTACGTCTGATGCTTCTACTAATTCATATCCCGGTTCAAGGCTGGCATTTCTTGTTAGTCCTTTATCGCTATAGAACTTTAATATATCCGGGATCTGCTGTTTTTCAAAAGGATATGGATACGCTTCTTTTCCACCGTACCATCTATATCCTTGTTTCTTTGCTGCTTTCAGAATATTTTCATACTCTTCATGTGTTCTGATTAATACACATTTATTCACTAGATCAATCATCTATTTCACCTCTCCTGTGATCTCATCAATACACTGGTTCCAACCCTCCACAAAGCTAGCATCAAATGTATTAGCCGAATAATCTCCATTATCTTTTTCTGGCAAGTCCATAAGTGGGCACCAATCAGGCTTACCTTGACAATATCCATATTCACAATCAATTTTCTTCATAAGGCTTGCACCTTTATTGTCATCCGAGATTGAACATCGTGCTTCAACACCTTCATCTAATTCATAACAGAATTGGCAGTCTAAACAGTTCTCTGGTGTGTCAATCACTAATACTGATTTACTCATCTGATTCCTCCTTGCAGTAATTCTTTATTGTCGAAAATATTTCCAACAACTTCCATTTCGCACCGACAGATATAATCTTTGTTCAGTGGCATTGACCAGCAGAAAGGTTCGCATCTGCTGATTGCATCTGTTGGGACAACTTCGTAATACCATCCGATAACTTTATCCACTATAGATCCGGTTTCAATATTTCTTACACCAAATTCTCCAAATGCCACTTTTACAAGGTCTTCTGAATTTCCATGACACATCAAAATATCGTTCTTCCAGATTTTATTTCCGTTCTTGTCGCAAAGTCCTGTGAACTGGCAGAGGGTTTCGGGACGAACCTCGTACGCAAACGGGTTGCCCGCCTTATTGCTGATGTACCATTTATCATTTTTATTCGCTAAAAGTCCATTGACCCAGTTTCCACTTATTGTCTTTGCCTTGAAAAGAATTTCTCTCATTCAACTCCATTCTCCTTTACAATTTCTATTGCCCTGTCCAATGCATTTCTTACATTTTCATAAGCAACATCTAGCTTTTTATCTCCTGTGTTTGCTATTGAAAACCAATACATCGCCTTTAAATCTTTCAACTGCTTCACAACCTTATCCGAATTAAAAGCTGTCGGCTGTTCATTGACACAATCGATAAACTCTTTCTGATCAGAACTAATACTTGTGCCAATTTCCCAAATTTTGATGTATTTAATTAATTCGTCTGCATCAATCAGTCTTCCCATTTTTTCGTCTCTCCTTTCAATCGCTCGCCATAAAATTACCAAAGCATAACACGCATGCTATAATATTAAGTGTCATAACATCCCACTTCTGATTGATTATATTCACAACAATGCATCCAGCATTTGCAATGCCTAAAACTAATGCAAAATATTTATTCATTATTTTCTCCCTCTGCGATATATTCTTCGCACTCCTCCGCATATTCATAGTTGTCCATATCATCACATCTGCACTGGCAGGAATCCTGTTTCTCGCAGCAGATGCAGCACTCTGTTTCACCGCTTGGACAGTCTAATTTACAATATCCCATTTAGTCCTCCTTGTATGGTTCTGGGAGTGACATCCATGCAATAACTTTATACATCTTTGTTCCTCCATGCCCATCTGAATATTTATCCCATTCAAGATACCCATATTTCTTTTCGTTCCAGTATCCATCATTCCCAAATTTTAAATAACTCGCAATTCCCATGAATATTTCAGGTGTTCCATATACCTTTTCAAGAGTTACAAGACACTCTCTTTCATCTTCCGGTAATTTCTCACTGACCGGAATCCATCCGTTTTCTTTCTCGTCCTGCTCGATAGCTTCTTGCAACTCATCAATTAATTCCTGAAAAGTTACAAATGCATCCCTTTCTTCGAGGATTTGATTGTCAGCTTCAATGTATTTTTTCAGTAATTCTTTTACATGCTTCATACTTCCACCTCCGAATCCTCTGGCATCTGAAATACCATTTTATTCATAAGCACTTCTCCAATAGCTTCAGCCAAAAGTTCATTTTCTTTCGATGCTGGTGCTTCTTGGAACATCTTTCCAATATTCGGAGCTGTCATTGGAATTAACTCTGCGTCCGCATATGCTTCTTGAATCATATCCAGTACTTTCATGGCTTTTTCCACAGAAGAATATCTTGCCATCACATGCAAACTTGAATGATCTCTAGTTGATACCGTTATCGAACACTCCGAAAGATCACCATATTTTAATATTTCAACAAAATTTCCATCAATAGCAATTAGACTTTCTTTATCCTGACTTCTGATTAACATTTTGTGTCCTCCTAATATCTATCAAATTCAATGCTACTGTCTGAATAGAATCTGTAAGCATCTTCTCTGATTTTCTTAACTTTACACATAACAACTTCTTTCGCTTTGATGACGGCTTCTTCAAAATCCTCTGTCTCAAGATCATAGTTATCAATGTTCAGTGCCTTGCTGTTGAGAAATAGTGCATCTCCGCATCCGACATATTTGTGGATACTGATTCCCAAATAATTATCTTGCAATGTAAAAACGCTCCCGGTTTTTGGTTCTTCTTTGTACTTCGCGTTACTTTTGAAATTCATTTTGCGTCCTCACTTTCTCATATAATTCAAAATATTCTTCCAATGTTTCTGGCAGTTTGATACAATCTGGCTCATAAGGTTTTGGATATACAGCATATCCACACTTCGTACATTTGATTTGTGGTGGAAAATCTCTACTCCATTCCATATTTCCGCCACATTTTCTGCAACGAATGTATCTCTCTACTTTCTTTGATTTTGTTTTGAAAAATGAAGCGTAATTATTATTTTTCATTTCTCATCCTCACTTTCCCCATGTAAGCAACTGACACGCTATTGTGCAGTCCTCCATGATCGCTTTATCCAAACGCTACCTGTTCGTTATTCTCCGGGATTCTTTAATACAATCCCTAACTCTTCTTTAATAGCGTCTACATAATCAATCCATTCTGCCAGACCGTCATTGATATAATCAGTAGCCCGGTCAAGTCCATTTCTAAATCTCTGACAGCGTTTCTCACCAAAACCGAAATCATCATGCAGAACGGCGATTGACAATATTACGAATGAATCCGCTATAACCTCTTTTATCTTTTCTGATGCTTTATCAAGGTCTTTTACTGCCAGAGAGGTATGTATCCCGGTCGCACCCCGGAACTTGCATTCCTGTTCGAGGGCTTCAATCCCGCCCTGCTTGACAATTCGTCTGGCAAGGTCAAGCCCGTCTTCCCTGCCTCGTTCATATTCACGCATTTTATTCATTGTGTTAGACCTCCACTCTTTTTTAGTTTTCCCATCCAACAGTCCTCCTTATCTTCTGAGTCAGAATGTCAAATTCCATCAACATCCTGCGATCATTCTTGTTTGAGTATGCGATTGTTTGTTGCCCATCATATATGACCGCATATCTTCCGTTAATGCTATATGCCCCGCTGATTGCCTGCGATATCTGGCTTCTTGTCTTTCCTGTCAATTCTGATATTTCAGCAAGCGTCAGCTCCCCGATATACTTTGAACCGTCGTATACATCATACAGTTTCATTTCGTCTCCTTGCTTGTCTTTCTTATTCCGTACCCAACCGGAGTATATGCCCTGTCGGTACTGGGATGGTTTGTCTTGAGCAGGTTATCATCAATCAACTGATTAATATGTTTCCAGACCGTAGCTCTCCCGGCATCTACCCTTTCAGAAATCTCTGTAATCGACGGTGCATATCCAACCAATTTGATATAACTGACGATATACATATAAATTTCTTTTCTAAGAGCCTGCCCCCTGTTCGTATCTATTCTTTGTGTTGTACATTCTTTATCAATCCCCTCTGTTTAGAATCTAATAGCTTATTAAAAGCAACTAGACAATTCTTAATAAACTGTTTATCATTATTATCAGGGCACATTTCCGCATACTCTCTAAGTTCTATCAGACGATCAGTGGCCTGCTTGGAATATTCGTCTGTAAGTTCAACTGAATAGAAATCTTTTATAGCTTTCCAGAATTCAGTCATGAATTTTTGAATATACGGAATATCCTTAGCTTCTACTTTCAATCCCTCACATCCTTTTTGTATACAATATACTGCACACTGTATACGCTCTATTAATTTTTAAAAATTATTTATATTATATATATAATAGGTGTATAATATAAAGTAACCCACAGTAACCGAGACGTAACCGTACTAATTCGTGTAAACCATTGATTTTACAGGTAGGTAACCGAGTAACCGAGTAACCCTGACTTCCTCATATAGGGAAACTTTTATACTCAATATGCACATATAAATACTCGTATATATATATGCAGAATCAAAGGTTACCTAGGTTACCCGGTTACCTTTTAAACGAATTGTTTATCAATCAAACACAATATCGTCCGTAATTTCAAAATTATCATTACAATTCACAAAACCTTTCGGAATTTCGTCTACAATTTTCAAGAACACGCATTTAGTGACAATTCCGTCCAGCTTCTTCGCTTTGGTCGGATAACCTCTGCTGTCGGTTTCCACAAGCCCCTTCTTAACAGCCCATGACAAGAATGCCTTTCTGGAGAATCTTCCAATTTTGCACAGATCATCAAACGCTGCGCTATAGATTATTGCGGTTGATGTCTTCTCTACCGGATCATTGTCAATAATTCCCCATCTCTCTGTTTTGATGTCTGGGTTATCATCGAACTTAATTCCGTTCATAGCGATCTTATCAACCACGAACCAGTAGGCACGTTCGTTTTCAGAAACCATTTCCTTCTCTGTCAGGAGGCCCTTTGCTGTCTCAATGTCAATGTACTGGCCATCATGGAACAGCTGATCTGTTGCGATTTTATCTGCTGCCAGAATGATGCTTATTGAAATACTCTGCTTCTGCATTTTATCATCGTCCTGTATAAGCCCCTGATAGTGCTTTTGCAGGGCTTTTATATCATCAATAGACATTTCTTTGACTGCGTTCACAAAGTCGATTCCTGCATATCCGTAGTTCTTTTTAAGGGTATCTGCGGTAAACTGTGGATCATCAAATATCTTTTCAGAACACTCGACCTCAATAATTCGGTTAATTGCTCCGCCTTGACTGACATATCCTGCAAGCGGACGCTCACCATTGGTCAGAATGCAGTTCTGCCAGCGGTTCTCCCGGTTGACACCCAGCTCTTTGTTAGAACGACTCTTTCCTTTGCCGGAGCACAAGTCATACACAATGCCCTCGAAGTTATCCCTAATCTTGGCAGATACTTTGGAAGTATCATCAAGAATTAGGGGAAGATTGTTAAGCATATCAGACTTTGCTTCCAGAGCCACATCTGTTGTCTTGAAGTCTCCTATATACCTTGATTCACCCGGATTTGCCCAGACAGAAGCTCCTAACATAAGCGTCACAGTCTTGCCACCCTCAGTTTCTCCCCAGAGGTCTACAAAGAACGGAAGTGCACCGACAAGTTTAATCAGAATACTGGCAAAACTTGCAGCCAACATAATTTTCGGCTCTATTCTTCCAGTAGCACGAACCTTTTTTACGTGTTCATACCACTCTGTTCTGCTACCACCTACACTGATACTTTCATACAGTTGTCGGAACCTCATATCTCCATCGAATACAATATCCTTGTCATAGGGAAGGAAATAATCCCTGATCCACCCGATTTTACTGGAGGAATACTGAATGTTGATATAATCGTCATTTGCATTCTCAACATCTGACAGATACCGTACAAGAAACTTCGCATTCTCAGAAGTCACTGAAATCCCAAGTGCAGACAAGCCAACGATTTTAGTAGATGATGCAACCATGGTTTTCGGCACAATAACCTCGGACCATTTATTATTCCTCTTATAGATTAGCTTTATCTGTTCTTCTCCGGTCTCCAGATTCTTCATTCGTTCAATCGGAAGAATAGGATGATAGCAAGCTATAATATCAGGCGATCCTGGATTAGTATTTGATATTCTGATTCCATCATCGTCCGCTATCCAGTTAAGGCATTTCATTCGATCATATTCACAATCAGAAAAATTAGTCCACTGGTCTAGCATAGACAACGTCCTATTGCTTTTCTCTTTCTCAATCATCTGCTTCTGTACTTTAGTGTAGGCTTTAAGTAAATCCTCAAATTTTTTCTTTACGCCAAGCTCCTTGGCTCTGTCCAGAAGAGTCAGCGTAAGACGCGCCTTGTATATCTCATCTTCCTGACTGAATATCTCGTCAAACACTTCTTCGTCCAGAATAGAATCCTTTGTGAGCTTGTTTATCATTTCCACTTCTAATCACCTTCTTCCAGCCTTGTTATGAATCCATGATGATATAGCGCAAGTTGCAACCTGTTCCACGCTTCGCACCATCCGTCAGACAATGGCTTCACCCTGCCAAGGACAGCCCTGTAGAAATCTATGTCAGACAAGCATTCTTGCAGCTCAACCTTTTTCTTCTGTTCTTCCTTCTGCCGCATTTCCATCTGCTTCTGATGTCGGTATATTGCCATTCTGGAAGAGAAGTTTGGTTTCTGGTAAGTTCCTCCAAGTATGGTAAAAGCTGTCTTAAAATCGCAATTATCCATATTCTGAACGAACGTAAATATGTCACCTGTCGCACCACAACCGAAACAATAATAGCTGTCTTTATAGATTTTCATGGATGCAGTACGATCTCCGGCGTGAAATGGACACCGAACAAATCCTGCTCTGTTTGGAACCATGCCATATCTGCTTAGAACGTCCCTCATGCTATTCTGTTGTTTAATTGTTTCTTTATTCATTTGACAGAATCTCCAAAATTCTTTTGCCAGTGTTTTCCTTGTCACAAAACAGAAATTCAACACCATACTTGCGTTGCATCGTGCAAAGAATCTTATATAGGACATCTCCATGCATAACTTTCTGTTCCTGTTCTACCCAGATGCCATTCTTTTTAACTCTTTTCTTTGCCCGGGGATTCTCCCACCAGAGAACATCATCCAACTTCTCAATCCCTTTTCCGTGCTCACACAGGAACACAAGTTTTATCCCTGCTTCGTTTGCCCGGATAATCTCGGCACGGAATCTTTCATGCTGCTGACATACATTACCGCATAATTCAGAAAGATTTTGCTTTCTGTCAACAACCAGTCGAGGGTTGTCGTAATTCATGTAATCCCCGACGTAGAGCTTCGACACAAACCATTTTTCTCCTGCTGCATCAAATGCTTTCTTAATGCCATCAATAACTTTTTGATGTTCTCTACTGTCAATTTGTATCATGCGAACGGCATCTCCTCATCAATTCCATCTGGAATACTCATAAATCCGTCTGGGTCTGTTTCTGGATGCGGCGTCTCTGACTTCTGCTGACTCTGATTAGAACCTTTGCTTTCACCAAACTCAATTTCTTCCACGACAATGTCCGTTGTGTATACCTTCTGTCCATCACGATTAGTGTAGCTGCCGGTCTGGATTCTCCCGGATAAATCCGCTTTCATTCCTTTAGAAAAATATTTCTCGATAAATTCTGCCGACTTTCCAAAAGCGATACAATTCAAAAAATCTGCTTTCTGATCGGAACCCTCTTTCACGAATCTTCTGTTTACCGCAATAGAAAACCTTGCAATAGATGTTCCATCGTTGGTGTACTTGATTTCTGGATCACGTGTAAATCTTCCTGTAAGAATTACTTTATTCATGCTGCTACTCCTTTTCTGTATGCTGTTTGTCATAGTCAATTAACATCTTCAGGCATTTCTGACCTTTTTCCCTGGTAAGAGATTTAATATCGCTTACCTTAAAACGAGTTTTAATCTGTTCCAAAAGCTTAGCTTCCGGGTACTTATCAATAATGTTTTTAATTGACATAGTAGTCTCAGAACTAATCATCTCGGTTTCTTTTGCCGATTCTGCTTTCCTGCCGGACGTTTTTTCTTTCTCTCCTGTATTAGTGGAATCACTGTCTTTGTTATCATCAATACAGAACAGCCCATTTAAAGCATATTTTCTGGCATAAGATGAAGCTGCACCTGTCACCTGCGAAGAATCCATGCCTTTCTTAGACTCTTCTTCCCTTGCATAAGCAACAGTTGTAATCTCGCCGGTATCTTCGCAGTCGTTCAGATGAGCTTCTGCCCTGACATATATTCTATCCCCGACAACTTCCATCCGATCCGTGACACTTAACACAGTCTTTGTTTCTACCAGAAGCGGCTTTACAGCTTCCAGAATATCCTCACAGCTCCTGTATTTGTATTTCCCGAAGGAATTGTACTGCCCTTTAGGGGCTTTCAGTTTTGACTGAATAATCCCTAACTTCTCATATATATTCACTTCTATTCCTCCTTGTCATAAACCACATGTTTACTGCCCTCAATAATCAGCAAACTTGCAATATCTTTCATTGATAAGGTTGATTCGTTATAGATTTCGACCAGTGCGTTGTATGCGTCTGATGAAACCTTTACAACCTGACTATCTTTCCCAGTTACCAGCTGTTTCTTCCTTGCCGGAATACGGATTTCAAATTCACTCACTGATACTTTCCTCCTTATACGATTTCTGAGCCGTTAAAAGTCCATTTAAGGCTTGCACGTAGCTCGCCAATGTTCTTGCCTTGTATGATTCTTCAATAGGGTTATCCGGGACTGTGGCAAGCTGTATATCAATCAATCTCAGAACTTCATTAATCCTCTCGTCCATGTTCACACCGCCTTGAAAAAGCAGTACAGGTTGTCTGAAGCATCTCCGAACTTCTTCCCATCGATATCTTCGGCTTTGTGATACTCCACATGATCCAAAGACATGTCACAGTTTTCATAATCCAGAACATAATCCCCTCTGGATTGAAGCTCTCTGAGCAGTTCGTTAATACATCCTGCTATCTCCAGACTGGGAAGAAGTTTCATAATTGCTACCTGATTACTCATTTGGACACTTCCCATCTATCAGAAGTTCCAGCAAGAAAGTTTTGATTTTATTGAACTTTTCACGACTTTCTTTCTCATAAAATGGGTCAAAAGATACATTCTGATACAAGTCCCACTTAAATACGCCTACAGGAAGTCTAACATCCTCTTTCCTTTTAACCCCTCTTACTTCCAAACCGTAGCCCGAAAAATCAAAGGTGACATTTGCTGCCGGAACTTCATTCACAACTCTTTTACAAAGTTCGTAAATTTCATCAATCTCTTTCTCGAACATTTTCTTATCCTCCTTAATTTCTACTGCCAGTCTGCTTTCATCTGGCGTGCTGCCCATGTTGCCGATATGCCAAAAAAGATGTTTAGCCAGATAGGTACATCCACATATTTCCCGGCAAGCATACAAACAGCAATTAGCATATATTCTTTCATTTCATTTCTCCTGCGATCCACGCAAGGTTGCTTGCCACCAGTGCGGCGGCTGTCACAATCCATGCCGTGAACCATCTTTTTGACTTTTTCTTACTTTCTTCGACAATTTCAGTCGCAAGTGCTACTTCGATGTCAGCCCATGTTGGCTGATTTTCGTTTCTAATTTCACTCATATCGTGCTAATTTCTCCTTATTTTTTCTTATTTGTCTTTACAATTAGCAGATAGAGGCTTATAATTAACCTGTATCTACTAAGCGCGATTTAGTAGATGCAAGCTCCGGGGTGGAGGCGTCATCTCCCTCCGGGGCACCTACTTATTAAGAGCAGCTTTGCCTTTCCAGACATGTCCGGTCACTTCATAGACTTTTCTGGGGCTTATGATGTATGTGATTCGGCCACCGGAAAGGCTTTTTGCTGGCTTATTATTCTGAATTGCTGTCCCGATCGGCAGCCACCCGTATACAATCCCTGCCCGGATTGCTGTTACAGGAAGTCCGATCAGTTGACTTGCATCAGATACGCTCATACTCTCTGATGAGAACTCTGGCATTTGTGGAATGCCTGATATGATTCTCGCAACCTCTGCGGCAAACTGATGAACTTCTGCATTTTCTTTGATGTAAGTATCAACTTCGCTCATTTTATGCTCCTTTCTTATTTTCTTTTTAGAAAAATCTTTCGTCTTCCCATCAACCTATTGTATTTCCTTTCCCCTCTACCTATAATGCATTTACAGGCACCGACATGCCGAGTATAACGAAAGGGGAATTATATGGTTGAAACAATCACTCGACTGTATCACTGCCACAAGATTCACAAGCATGTGACTGTTTGTGAAGAGTATGAGGTTTCTGGTAACAGTCGCCGCCTACTGCAGTGCTCATGTCCATATCATCAATACACGGAAATGAAGCCGCGCTGTGATGGGTATAATGACCATGGTTTTCAATGTGGTTATGCAAAAAATCAATAACCAGGCTCACTAACTCATCTGGTCGCTCACTTGGCGATAGGTAACAGTAAAGCCGTAGGTCACATTTGCAACAGTCTCCACCAGATTCTTTGCAGTGCTGGCTGACGGCTTTATTAAATTGTAATGCGTCCATTTATGCTCCTTTCTACTCAATACACATTTGAGCATTGCAGTCCCTGATGCACATTACTGTATTGGTGCATGGATGCCAATTTCTGACATATTCCATAGATTCTTTAAATCTCAGCTTAGGGATGTTATTACGGGCGTTTACTGCGAAGTAAGTCTTTATATCCCTGTTGCATTCAGCAAATACTTTCTTGCCAATTTCCTTGTAAGCATTTGACTCTTTCCCACCAAGGTGAGCAATTACGACACTTGACACTAAGTCTCTAATAGATTCCTGCTGTGCGTAGTCAATAGTCATAGTATTTTCAAGTCTGTTAAGCCGCTCTTCGTGATCTAAGAATCCTGTCGCAATAACCTGTATCTGTTCAACTGTCGTCAGTGGCTTCTGGTATGAGCCTGTCTTTCTGATTGTTGGAAGAACTTCATCCATAACCCATGATTCGAATTTCTCTGCCGATGGAAGTTTCGATTTCATAATCAAGCGGTACAAATCTCCCTCTGTTATGAAACTCGCTTCCTGATTCCTGCCGAGAGAATCTGTGAGGTGGTGTTTTACCACCCCACGGCAATGCTGTTTAAGTGCATTAACCGTGTCCTTGTAGCCAAGAGCTTTCGCAACGTCAGCTCCAACAAAATACGGTTTCCCGTCAATTTCTGCTGTTCGGATGTCCCCGAACTCTTCTGAATTAAAAATCTGTAATTCGTTCATGTTTCTCCTTTCTAATTTGAATTAACTACTTCTTTCTTATCTGATTTTTTCTCCAGATTATTCTCGGAAAAGCTTTCCGTCTTACCGAGAATATATCCTTTGTCAAATTCTGACATATTAGGAATCGCTTCTTTCAGCTTTTCAACGATTCTTTTTTCTTTTTCTGACATATACGCACCTCTTTTCTTGTGATATACTCTCCTGTAAAGGAGGTGTTCATTTGATAACAAGATATCAATATAAAATATTGAAAAAAGCTTTAAGAAATTGTGGATTTACTCCTAGTAATCAGCGTGAAGCAGATGCTTGCAGATACCTTTTCAGTAAAAAGTGCTTTATGCGTTCAAGGTCGCAAGACCACGCATATGAAATCACACAAGCGGGTGAAGTCGCCATGAAAGCATATTTTCAAGATATATCCAGATTTTGGATAACAACTATTCTGTCAATCATTGCGCTGATTACCAGTCTTTTCTCAATTTCTATACAAGCAGAGCCACTATTGCAATTATTAGAGAAACTATTGCAATAACTCCCAATACATGTGTATCGGTAGACAATGAATCTACATAATGCGAATACATCTGCAAAGTTTCTTTCACTGTAAATTCAACGTCTACCTGTTCACATGGTTCTTTCTCAAAGATACAGTCCATATCTACTGCCCCGCCAAACGGAATAGGCTCATCTGGAGGAACAATCCTTCTTTCTGGCATCTTTAAATCACCTTTTTCACCTGTCAGAACTGCTTTCTTGATTTTGTTTGTCTGGTCTTGCAAATCCCAGATACGATTCCACAGGTCAGAAATTGTTTTGTCGATTTCTTTTTTCTTGCGCTTCACTGTTTTCACCTCCTTTGTTTACCTTGTAAACACAGTATAGTCCCTCAGACAACATTTGTCAATACCTTTTTGTTGACTTCGTAAACATTTTATGATATTATATTCTCAGAAAGGAGGAATTAAATTGAAAGACAGGTTTAAAGAGTTGCGAAAAGAATTAAACGTAACTCAACAAGAATTTGCAGACAAACTAAAGATAAGTAGGAATTTTGTAGCGCAAATTGAAATGGGAAGCAAAGTTCCATCAGATCGGACTATTGATGATGTTTGCAGAGAATTTAACGTAAACGAAGAATGGCTAAGAAATGGAACTGGAGAAATGTTTCAGCCAGAGAATAAAAACGATGAAATTTCTAAGTTGTTCGGAAATGTTCTAAAGTCTAGTGATGATGATTTTAAATACCGTCTCATCAATGCTCTAGCAAAGCTAGATGATTCTGGATGGGATAACTTAGAAAAACTCCTAGACACGATTTACGAAAAGAAATGAGAAAATAGCCAAGGGCAATGCGCAAACCCTTGGCTTTTCTTTTTAACCGATTAATGTTTTTATGAAAATGTATATTGACCTCAGCCAACATCTGTTTTCTATCTTTTGTATCATTTCAATAATTTCTTTCTTATAATCCATAAATAGCCCTCCCTGTCGCAACTACCGCCTACACTACAGTATATGTCCGGCTGTGGGAAATAGAACCGAACATTAGTTCGCTCTTGCTATTATACCATCAATTCCGACTCTTGGCAACTGCCAATGATATACATGGATTTTCGCCATTTCATACATAAACTTTGCAATCTCAAAGAAAATTATGCTTTCGCAGAGTAAAAATGCGAGATCGCAAACTTTTTCACCGCTGTTGTTTGTATGCGGATACTTCTGGACAGAATGGTCCTGATATACCATATATGAATGAACTATCTGCATATCTTTCTGATTATTAGAAATTATCTTTTGTGGGATATGTATAAGACTAAATACCTTATAGATCAGCAAGAGAAGTACAAAGCACTTAAAACATTTCTTTTTCATCTAAATCACTCTATTTCATTCTAAATCTTTACAATATGCTCTTAAAATGATAAAATAAAAATACCACGAATAACCGTACTTTACATAACATTGCAAAATCAGCGGTGCAAAATACATAATCCGCATGAAAAGTGCGAAGCGTGGCGAAAACATATTAGGAGGGTGTTTATCATGGATGAAAAGAAAAAATATTGTAAGCACTGCGGAGAACTTATTGACGACGACTGTATAGTATGCCCTAAGTGTGGAAAACAAGTAGAGCAGTTGACTTCTAGCAACAGAGACATCATCATTAACAATTCTGCATCTTCCTCTGCGTCCTCAGCGGCAAGTTCAGGTACACCGTATATAAAACGGAAAATGCCATGGTATCTAAGCTGGTTTTGGATTTTAATATTGGGTGCTTGTTCTGGCGGAATATATTGGATTGTTGGAATTATAATGAGATCAAATTGGAAATCACATAATTAAATAAAAACCGCCCTGGCATTGGCGTACCGGGACGGCGTTTATACATCTCCGAAGAGATGCTATACTCTGGTCAAAACTTATTGTATCATCTTCGGAGCAGTCGAACAAGACAGAAAATTTGTTCGGCTGTTATTTTTATACCTAAAAACAACTACATAAAGAAAAGAGGAATAAAAATGGCGAAGAAAAGAAAGAAATATCCAAAACTTCCGAATAACTTTGGCTCTATTCGGTATCTTGGCAAGAACCGGAGAAACTGTTTCGCAGTGCATCCACCAGCTACGCCGGACGATACTGGTAAACTAAAACGTCCACCGGCGATCTGCTACGTAGATGACTGGATAAAAGGTTTCACTGTCCTGACAGCATACAAAGCCGGCACGTATCAACCCGGCATGGAACGGACTCTTGAGGTATCCCCTACAACCGACATAGATACTCTTATAAGCCGTTTAATTGCCGACTACAATACAATCAAGGGCGTCGAAGGAAAGCACCCGGAAATCAAGAAATTGACGTTCTCAGATGTATATGAGCAGTTTTATGCGTGGAAGTTCCCAGAGGGGACAAAACTGTCATACAGTTCAAAGGAAGCATATCGGACAGCTTACACAAACTGTACTGCTCTGCATGATCGCGTATTCGAAGATTTAAAGGCTCCTGATATGCAAAAGGTTATTGACGACTGTACGCTAAAAAAGGAAAGCCAGATGATTATTTTGACTCTGTTCAAACAGATGTACAAATATGCAGTCTACTCAGAAATTGTAACGGAAAATAAGGCGTTATATGTCCATGTCAACGCCGATAATGACACAGAGCATGGGACACCATTTTCCGATCAGGAATTACAAGTACTGTGGAGCAATACCGACGATCCAGAAGTGCAGCTCATTCTTATCATGTGCTATTCTGGATGGAGAATCGGCGAAGTGTTAAAACTTACAACCAACCTGGAAGAGAAATACTTTCAAGGTGGAATCAAAACAAAAGCCGGTAAAAACAGAATTGTCCCGATACATCCTGCTGTATATCATTTTGCCGAACAGAAAGTACTGACGCAAGACGGGAAACTATGCGTATATACTCAGCAGCACTATAGAAAAGCGTTGTTCTATCCTACACTGGAACGTTTGGGAATAGTCGGCAATCCGAAGCACACACCGCACGATTGCCGACATACCTTTTCTGCCCTGTGCGAAAAATATGGCGTCCGGGAGAACGACCGGAAGCGAATGCTCGGTCACTCCTTTGGCGGAGATGTTACAAATGCCGTATACGGACACAGGACGTTAGAAGAACTTCGAACAGAGATTGAAAAAATAAAAGTTCCATTTGTGACTAACTGTGACTAACGGAACCTATTTTAATCGTTCTAAAACAACCGAAATATCATTATCGAAATGCCGGAAACCCTATTAAAATCAACGTTTTCAGCGATTTTACAAGGATTTCCCACATTTCATTTTCATTACTTTAATTTTATTGATTGTGACTAACAAATAGAATTTAGAAAATTGTGCAAATGCCTGTAAATACAGTATTTTGGGCACTATT